CTATTCGTCACGATTAGCGTTCTTAGCTTTCTCCCATTCAATGCCTAGTCCTTTAAACTTTTGTGCAAATGGAATGACTATGAGTGCAACACTAGCTCCTAATAAGGCCATTCTCTCAGTCGTCAAAAAATGAAATTTAATATCAGCAATCACAATTAGAAATAAGACTGCAGCAAGAAACCAGGAAACTCGTTGAAAAGTATCCATAGTTTCAGTTTTTTTCTGCCGGATATCATTTTTCCTAACCGCCGATTCTTCCGCAGTAAGGGCTCGGAAAGTTGGGAAAAGATTGAAGTCAGATTTAACTAAATCACCTGCCTCACTCAATGAGTAAAGTGCAAATGGCAATGGATTATTTGGAATGGATGATACAGCCACCAAGAATAGTGGGATTTTTTTATTGCCAATTGCATGTCTGTATTTTTTTAATTGATTAAGAACTTCTTCGTTATTTATAAGCCTGTCTGCCTTTATTTCAATAATGGCAAGATATTCTTTCTTTTCTGGATCTATAATTGCAAAGTCTGGTCTGTATGTCCTACTGCCATCATTGGCAAAAAATGCTGGTTCGTATAATATTGAATCTTTGGTGTATCCTAAAGATAATAAGTGCTCAGAGAACTTTTTTTCCGCCTCTGAATGGTATTTAATGTCCATCACAGTCCCTTTATGCTTTGCTAAGCAAGGTTTTTATATAAAATTGATTCCAAAGAGTCAATAACTTAACTAAAAAATACAGCCATTTCAATAAGTAAAGAGATTTTTTTTGCAAGACAATGTTTTTAGACTTTTGATGAGATAACTGCAAAAATGTTTTTGTATTTAAGTGATTATTTCAATAACAACTAATCACATTTTTCTGTGAACTCGAATTGATTACACTTACCATTATTTGAATCAGTGCGTTAAGCGTTCTCAGCCGAGGCACTACTCACAGCTCATTAATGATTAACTTCCCGTATTGCATCTTGGCGCGATGAACCCCAGAGGTAGGAAAAAATTTTTTTATGGAAAACTGTTCACTCGATATTATTTTTCATTTAATTCAGTTAGATACAAGGTGAAGAGTCCGTGAACAGTGAACACTTTACTGTTCAATCTCGGGAGTTAAAGGTAAAAAAAGACCGGCTGATGCCGGTCCGAGTAGGTTATATTGCTGTTCTTTCGTTGCACCGGGGCAGCCAGTCTGCGTTGCTTTCATCTCTGAGTGCGAGATTAGTCTGCATCCTCTGATTCGTTCGCCGCTTGCCGTAATTCAGGCCGTACTCTTTTCAGCATCGATGACAGTCCTTTGCCGAACATGGTGAGACTGAGCGTATTCTTGTAGCCGTGCGCCTCCATATAGACCAGATAGGCGTGGTACAGATACAGGCGCGGCTGTCGCGGGACAATATTCGCATTCCCCATATACATCCCGTCAGGTTCGGGCAGCTCCTCAAGGTAGCCGCAAAAATCAAACGTCGGATCGGCATCGCGCTTGATGCTCAGTGCCTCGTCTGAGTTCTGCTGTGACTGGAGCAGCGTGCGGGCGGTCATCGGGTCACGGAAGCGCTGCATCAGCTGGCGCACAATCACGGCCAGCTCGCGTGCGATTTTGTCCCTGAGCTGCGGATCGCGTTCCTCCGGGGCGATTTGCTCCGGGAAGTGGATTATCACCCGGCGACGGGATACGCCTCCGCTGCGGTTGGTGAAGCGCATCGGGTTATTGTTCACGGCCAGAATTACCGCCGGGATATAGGCCGAATAGGCGTCGCGGTATTTCGGGTCAACCGACACAGCATCACCGCCGGTGATGGCTTTGAGCCCCGCGCCGTCCCCGCTCCATTTATCCTGGTCAGGCAGGCGTATCAGTGGGAAGCCAATCAGCGCCGCGCGTTCGCGTGGTGACTCCAGCGTCTCGATGGTCGCAGACGTGGCGTTGTCTTCCCCGGCGAGCAGGGTCGCAATTTCAGCCAGAATACTTTTTCCGCTCCCGCCGGTTCCGGTCACATCAAGAAAGAGCTGCCAGTCGTAGCGGTTCGCCAGTACCATAAACAGCGCGGCGAGTATTACATCACGCTTGTCAGCGTTGCCGCTGGTCCCACGGTCGAGCCAGCGCCAGAAGTTTGGCGCGTGGGTTTCCAGCGTTTCGCCCTCCACCGGAGGGGTAAAGTCCACGTCGCACAGCGTACGCAGCCAGTGTGATTTGCTGTGTGGGCTGAATACGCCGGTGAGGGTATCGAGTACGCCATTGCGAAAACCAATCATACGGCGCGCGGGCGGCCTGCTGGGAAATAATCAGTTTCAGGGTCTCCACCACTGAGGCAATTTTCCCTGACGAGAACGGGGCACGCAGTCGCCGGAACAACCCGGCCATGTCGCGGGCAAAATCCGATGGCGGAATAATTTTCCATATCCCGGCCTCATAGCGGGACAGGAGCTGGCCGTTCGCGTCCACGGCCAGCGCTTCGTCGTAATGTTCATGCACCCGCATTGCCTTTTCGCTGGTGCTCATGGCGGTAAATTCCGCCTCACTCATGGTAGTGAAAGGACTGTCAGGCGGAGGCCGTATGGCGTCATAAATCGCTTTCCGCGTGGCCTCTTCGCCGTGCTGCATAAACGCATCATTCCAGTCGCCGAACAGACAGAGCAACAACGCCCTCACAGGCGTCTGCGGCCGCAGCGGCTTTACTCCGGCCGTTTCCGTTAAGGTCGCGGTCGGCTGCAAGCACAATCTGACATGCCGGGTGCTTTTGTCGGGCAAGGCTCGCAAGAGAAAGGAGGCTCACTGAGGACAGCGCCACTATGACGGTTTCGCCGGTCAGGTGATGCACGGTGAGCGCGGTCGCATAGCCCTCCGCAATCCACAGACGTTTTCCGGTCTGCTTTTGCCCTTCGATGGTGTGACATGCCCCTTTAACCTGACCTGCTTTCAGGGTGCGTTTAGACTGTCAGCATTGATAAGCTAAAGATTAACCAGTGCGCCGGTATCGTCATACAGCGGGACAACCACATCACCGGCGCGGAACATCACGCCGCCGCTTTGCGGTCGGCCTCGGTTTCGGCCTCTACGGCCGCAATAATCTCCGGGGCAACCGGCGGCAGGTTGCCGGTTACGGCGTTCACCTTCCCGGCAGCTTCTGACGGGGTCACGCCAAACACTTTCTCTACCAGCTTAAGCCCGTCACCTGCGCCACACTGATTGCAGAACCACCTCCCGCGCCCCTCTTTATCGTCAAAGCTAAAACTGTCAGAGCCGCCGCATACCGGACAAGCCTGATGCCGGTTTTTAATGACCTTCACGCCCAGCGCCGGGAGTATGTGCGGCCAGTGGCCTCGAGCCTGTTTTACGGTTTCCGTTATGTTCATTTTCATCGTTGTTTTCTCCCTCAGTGCAGTACTGGTGCGGTGATATGGCGGGCGCAGAGTTCATCCATCACTGCGAGCCCGAGAAAGGACAGCGACGGTGCGGCTTTCAGTGGTCCGGCTTCCATTAAATCTTCTAGTAACGCACAGGCAATCTGACGGCCTTGATATAAAAAAATGGGAGATTAATCAGGCCGCCGGTCGCTATATCCGTTCACATGAGGAAGTACAGTGCATCAGCATTCGTAACCGGCTTCATGATTTTATGCAGCAGAACGGCGCAGAGTTGGCCGCCGCACTGGCACCAGAACTGATGGGGGTTAAGAACCAGCCCGCGATGATAAAAAACCGCGCACTTAACCGTTCAATGGCATATCTACGTGAAGCCCTTTCCGTCTGGCTGGCCGCAGGAAATGACATTGGTTATTCAGCACCGGATAACGACATTTTAACGGCCATCGGATACAGGCCTGATGCGCCTTCGAGGGATGATAATCGTGAAAGATTTACCCCTGCACAGAACACGATTTACACCCGCCGACGCGCCGAGCTGGCCGCGCAGTAGGCCGTAAAAAATTACCTGTAAATCCCGTCATTTTTCCCGAATTAAGCCATGTATCCAAAAGGTGCATGGTTTTGCATGTGTTTTCCCGCCCCTGTACTCCCGACCAGCGCCAGTTGCGGTGCGAACTGAGCCCACCTTTGCCCTGCATTAAAAGTACCCCCTTAAGCGGGCAGGCGTGGCGGGGAGAGCATTGCGCGCTAACATTAAAAGCATTATTAGAAATTGATGATCTTACAATCACAAATGATGTAGGCTTATGACGCTTGGTATACATATAAATTAAGCTGGTTCGAAATCAAAGCATAACGTTGAGGGATTAGAACATGCGTAATAAAGAATACCCCCACGGTTTGGTCATAGCCGTTCATCCATATCCGAGATATATAAATAGTGATTGGATTCTGCATGAGTACATCAGCGAATATAAGGAGCCCTTTAAATGGAAAAGAAGGAAAGAGATACTTGAACAGTTTGATTATGGATTGGTGTTTAATACTTATGAAGAAGCATTGAATGCTGCCGAGGTAATAAATAATTTCATAAAGGAAAAAGTTAGTGAGCTTGAAATTAGTCAAGAGGTCAAAGATTCGTATTTTTTAAAGGCAGAAAAAGCAATAATTTCTAGGCAAAGGCTTCAAAATGAAGAATATTTAATGCTTTCTGAAGCTTTAAATATTACTTCGTCACTGTCAAGGCCCAAAGAAGATGAAGTGATTTTAAAATTAAATGCTTATCAACGCGCTAGTATATCTATCAAAGATGAACTGCTACAAGAGATTAATATTAACCCGCTGATTGAAATTGCTCATTTGAAAGAAAATAGAATGGTTATTGGAAAACATGCAAACGGAGATTGGGGTAGGTATCTCTATTACAATGAACTGACCACTAAAGTTGCATTTAGAGAGAAGATATCAAGAGCGTTTGGATTTTCAGGTCGAGATCACTGGGGCAGAGTAAAGTCAGAAATTAGAATACGGTTATTACCACGTGCAAATGAACTATTACAGCTTTCCAGTGTAAAAAGGATGCTTGCAGATGCTCATGCAAAGGGTCATAAGGTATTAATGGCGGGTGGGTATGTATTTTGGTATGAAGAAACTGGCGATGTTGGATGGATTGTTAAAGCGACTAATAGTAGTGATTCACTTAAAAGCGGTGAAAGTATCTGGCACGAAGGAACTTTTATATCGAAAAATCATGGGAGAATCGTTGTTTTCCCATATATAAAAGTGAATGGTGAAAAAGTCCAAGGGCATACGAAAAATGCTCCTCATGACGGAAAGGCTAAGCCACGACATCCAAGTGAATATGTTGAATTACCATTCCTTGTACTTGAAGACGATTTGATGGTTGGTCTTTTTGGTGAGCTTAAATATGAGTGAGGGTATTGAGGCCATATGTACTTGGCCTCAATAATTTTTTAAATGAATTAGAATCCTTCCAAAAGTTGATTTATTCCATTGCTGTCATCAAAGTTTATTTTGTCAAGTTCGGCAAGAGCTTTTCTATATTTTAATTGGGGTGTTTTATCAAAAGTCAAAATTCCTGAAATTAAGTTAAGATTTGTTTTTTCATCGCAGTTTAGGATGTTTTCAAAATTTACGTCAATCTTTACTTCATCATCATGTCTTATAGCACGACGAACCTCTAATGTAAGATTCGTATCATCACTTGTTAATCTATGATTACTATGGAAATATTCTGGATTTTTTACTTTTAGTATGCTTAATACATGAGAGATTATTGTTTCATTACGTGCAATTACTACCCATGCATTACCTATATCTGCAAATGTAGTGTTTAAGTAGCCATCTTTTGTATTAAGCTCTTTAAACTCCCTGAAGTCTCCATTTATTAGTTTGGAAAGGGTTTTGTTTTCTTCTCCCTTAGAGAAGATATAAATTAGTGAGCGACCTGGAAAGAGAAGTTCAACTTTAGAAATGACTTCTTTTGGGGTGCTTGTTATCGATCGTTGGCTGATTTTTTCATATAAGTGGACATAATCTTCTAAAAGGTTCTTTATAACACTCGAACGGAAGGTCGAGTAATCAATATCCGCACATAATTCAAAAAGGTTTTTATGTCTTATAGACTCATCGTTTTTATAAAGCGTTCTTAATATTCCTCGCTGTCTTTCTTTAGTGTCCCTACATATAAACATGGCTGCGAAATATTCCATAAGTGACTTATGTGACCAGCGAATTATTGCTCCTTCCTTGACAAATAAAGGTACGGTTTCGATAAGATCTTTTATGAATAATGATGCAGATATAGTCAACCCTGGTATTTTAGATGCAATTTCTTTAATGATTATTTGAAGATCATCTTTAGTGAACTCAATCCTTCCACCTTCCTTTAAACACCAAAATCCTAATCTTCGCAGAATCTGATGGAAGTCAGTTGAATCAAGCTTAGAATGTTTTTCCCTGACGTAACCAAGCTCTTTTGTTAGGTCATGAGATTCAAATAAAGCATCAAATACCTGGCTGTAAAACAATTCTTTCTTACGTGGAATTATTGGTTTGAATTTATATGCGCAAAATAATAAAGAAACATATAATGGAGTTGAAAGAAAATCATCGAAGTTTCTTCCTTCTTCTAAACGAAGACCTTTGATTAACTTTGACGAAATATTTCCGGTGTTATCGTAACGTCTAAGTAAATCATACGCTTGATAAGAATCTAACGGTTTTATTTTGAACCTTGAGAATCCATACAACTCAGAGAGGAAGCTATCATGTCTGGAAGTTATAATTATTTTGCTTTCTGAAAAATCATCTGCAAACTCACGCAAAGAGTTGACTACGGAGGATTTAATCCCTTGAGGTATTTCATCAATGCCATCGAATAAGTAAATAAAGGGAATTTCTTTAAGGCATGCATTGGAAATGTTTTTACCTAAACCTAGTTGATTCTTTACTTGTTCAGCAATGCTATAATCTTGTATGCGACGAAGCTCCAGATAAATTGGTATTTGATTCGTTTCTTCTATGCAATATAATGCAATTCGCTTCATTAAAGTTGACTTCCCCATACCTGCGGAGTCAGTTATTAATATATGGTTATAAGAATTTAAGATGTCAATCTTGTTATTAATTAAACACTCATAGTTTGATTGCTCGTTGTCATGGTATACAGAAATTGGTTCATATATTTTTTTTAGTTCGATGGGGGTGTTTTGGAAAGCTAATGTGTTTACTAAAGAACATTGTCCTCCGACACGAGAAAGGAATTTTTCCATGCTGTCATTTAGAAATCTCGCGGCTCTAACATCATCTAAATAATCTTTAACTCGTGATGAAATTATTGGGATTATTTTATTCTTGATGACTTCTTTAGCCCAAGGAAGTGATGCTGCGATCATTCCATCTAAAGTTACAGGTTGCATATTCAATCCTTATTTGTATTGTTGGTGGACAGCTTGCCCCCACCAATTCATTAATTCTATTCTCGCATCTAAATAGATTGAGCGGTTATAAGCTTTACGAACTTCATTCTTGTAAGTATGTGCTAGAGCAGCTTCTATCACATCTGCATTTAACCCAGCTTCATTCATTGCTGTACTTGCAATAGAACGTAAACCATGAGCAACTAATTTTCCACTATAACCAATACGTTTCAAAGCTGCATTCGCAGTCTGGCTATTCATTGGCATTTTGGGATCATTTCTACTCGGAAAAACGTATTCTCGGTGAGCACTGATTGGCTTCATGACTTCCAGAATCTCTATTGCCTGGGGGGATAACGGTACAATGTGCTCACGCTTAGCCTTCATCCGTTCGGCTGGAATAGTCCAGAGCTTTGCATCGAGATCGAGCTCAGCCCACCTAGCACCGGAAGCCTCAGAAGGACGAACTAGAGTCAGGAGTTGCCACTCAATGAGGCAGCGAGTCGGAACAGGCAAATTTGACATGACGAGAGAACGCATCAGCATAGGCAATTCTTCTGGGCGCAACGTAGGCATATTTTGTTTTTTTGGCTTCTCAAAGGCCATTCCAATGCCTGATGCTGGATTGGCATCAATAAGACCAGTATTTACGGCATAAATCATTATCTCGTTAACACGTTGCACCAACCGGCGCACCGTCTCCAGCGCCCCACGAGCTTTGATCGGTTCAAGGGCTTCAACCAGTGTTCGGGCTTTGATTTGCTGGACAGGGATCTCCCCGATGGTGGGGAATACGTCTTTTTCCAGTGAACGCCATATATCTTTAGCGTAATCATGGGTAACGCTTTTGCTTTTGAGCTGGAACCAGTTAGCGGCGACCGTCGAAAAAAATACTGTCCAGAGCGATTCGCTGCTGTTCCTCTGCAACTTCAGCTTGAATTTGCGGGTCGATTCCGTTGGCTAATAGGGTTAGGTAATCTGCTCTTAACCCTCGGGCATCAGCAAGAGAAAGGGCAGGAAACGCCCATCGCCATCATGCAGCGTTAGATCCTTCTCTAACGCTTTCGCGCGCAGAACTTCGGTGTTGGTCAGGGGGCGTGTTGTCCGTGCCACTGTGGCCGCTTCTTCATGAATTGGTATACGCTTTTGGGTATACATCCTACCGTATACCTAAACGTATACCAATAATCACCGGATTTTGATGGATGTTCTCGGACAACAACAGACACAAAAAAGCCCGCAGGGCTTGCGCCGTGCGGGCTTTCAGGACTTCATCGGATGACTCTGGTAATCACCGATGGAGAATTTTGGTGGAGCTGGCGGGAGTTGAACCCGCGTCCGAAATTCCTACATACCATTTTTACTATAGTTAAAACAAGTATTTGCGTTTAAAAACAGAGCATTAGTGTTATTGGCTGTTTGTCGGTTTTACACATTTTTAATGCTCTGCCGCCAAAATGTCGCCACTAGTCTCCTTCTATAGCCTCGTACGGTAGAAGCTCATCAATGGTCCTCTCAAGTCTTCTAAAATCAGTAACTGGGTAAAATCTCACCAGGTCTTCATGGAAATTTTGTATATCTCTTTTTCTCAAATGTTCAATTGCTCTTTCAGCTTCGCCATCACTTATCAATGGATAATCTAGTGTCTTAAGTAATTGCCATGATATTGGTTTGGTAAGTGTAAAGGTTTTGCTCAAAGTCGGACAGTACGAGCTATTTGTCATTTGTTTGTATGTGGCTTTAGGAGGGATAACGACATTAATAGCTAAATCGCTATGCTTAATAGATGTAATTTTTGTAGAGCGGTACGCAATACCAATTATAGGAGAGTTTTCTTTTCTACTAATCCACTGCATTAATATGTTGGGGATTATGTATTCCTGATTAAATGCTGCGTCTGGTTGTTTTTTTATATAATTACAAGCGATAATTAGTGGCCATAAACAAAGATAAGATATTAAATTTTCCTCGGAAGTCTTTCTGAAAATGTCATCTTTTTTGAGGGAAAGGGATGAATTCAACAACTCTGAGGCGAAGTTTAATATCAATCTATTATTTCCATTTTTCTCAGATTTAAAAGCTGAAATATATAGCTTGTCAAAATCAGGCTTTCCCATTTCTTGCCAACAAATGTATAGGGATGTGCCTAGGTATAAGCAAGGCAACCCTGCTACCGAATAACGTTGAGCATTTACCAAGTGCCTGAGTTTAAATGGTATATGGAATAGATCGTTTCGTTGTTCTAAAAATTTTTCGGACTTCCTTACTCTGTAAAGAGGATCTGAATCATTACAAATATCATTCAGATGAATGCAAATATTTTTCAAATGCTGGTTTTTGCTTGTTCTATTAAATGTTTCATCAAAGAGATCGTACGCCGCTTGTATATCGCCTGATAAAAAATACTCAAGACAATCAATAACAGTATCGCGAACATCATATATAGTATTTATATAACCGCGTAACTTCTTCATTGCTAGTTTGTCAGTGGTGTAATGATTATTAGCAATGCTTGTCGCTGATGTATGGTTTTTTAATATTTTTATATAGCTGTCGCATTTTACTTTGAAATCTTGAATGATGTCATTATCTGGGTCTTCTATTTTACACGGCGGTGTTATTTCTGTGCAGTATCTTAAAGAGTTGAATAATGTTCTGTAAGCGCTGCCATTATTTATATCTTCCATAGCCCTCTAATCCTACAATTGGGTTTTTAGTTACCGCATCTTCGAGATGATCCGGTGAGAAGTGAGCGTAAACCATCGTCATCTTTATATCAGCATGACCTAAAATATCACGTAGTACCAGTATGTTTCCGCCGTTCATCATAAAATGGCTGGCGAAAGAATGGCGCAGAACGTGAGTACATTGACCCTCTGGTAAATCAATACCCGCTCGCTTCACTGCTCTCTCGAAAGCCTTTCGGCATGGCGTGAATAGCTTCCCTCTGTTTTTGGGGAGTTCGTCGTACAGATCCTGAGATATCGGTACGGTTCGGTTTTTCTTGCCTTTGGTTTTAGTATAGGTAATCCGGTATTTAGATAACTGATGTCCCTGCAGGTTTTCGGCTTCGCTCCAACGTGCACCGGTAGCCAGGCAAATTTTAGCAACCATAAGAAGGCTGGGACTTGAAGAGTCTGAGCAGGCGTCCAGCACGCGTTTTATTTCTTCTGGCGCTAGGAAGGCAAGCTCACCCTCTGCGATTTTGAATGTTGGTAGCCCGGCGAGGGGGTTAGGCGCTGACCAGTGCCCCAGCTTTTTCAGGGTGCCAAAAACGGATGATAAGTTACGCTGTTCTAGGTTTACCGTGCGCGGCTTTACTGGCGACATTAGCGCGCCGTCTTCGTTACGAACCTCACCTTTTAATCGTGCTTCACGATATTTTGTAAAGGCACCGGCGGTTAACTCAGAGGCGATGGGATCGCCCAGCCCATTGCAGATAATATTCAGTTTCGCCATAAGGCGCTTGGGGTCCGCGAGCGTCTGGCCGTAAAGGGAGTGCCACTGCTCAATCAATTCTGACAAACGCCGCCGATCTTCCTTTTCACCCAGCCACGGCTTTTTGTTCACTTCATCCATGGTGAAGTTTTCGAATGCTACTGCCTCGCCCTTCGTCGCAAATTGCTTGCGCACGCGCTTGCCGTCACGCCCGTTCGGGTAACACTCGCACAACCATTTTCCGTTCGGCTGTTTTCTGATGGTCATATCAAAGGCTCTTAATGATTTTCAATGCTCGGCCAACTACCTCGATATCATCCAAGCTGCACTCAAACGAAGAGTCATCTTGATGCACAACTAATCTGTTCCCCGGAAGACGAGTTAACTTAACAATGCTTTTTATCCCGTCGATATCGACCAACCACATCCCATTCACTGGTGGTGTCTGGTTACGGTCAACTAAATATGAATCGCCATTGGTATTTACGAGAAGCAGCTCGCTTGAGTCAGGGGGGAGCAGACTGCTATCTATGATGGCCTTCCCGGCTTCAACCAGCGAGCCTCCCACAAGGGTTACCTTGTCGATCTCTGGCGATACCAGTTCAGATAGAGGTTTTATCTTGCTAGAGTTCACGAAATTGATACTTTTTTTATCATCAATTTTTGCTCCGGGTTCGCCTTGTCCTGTGGTTAGCCAGAGCAAGGAAACGCCTGTTTCAAGAGCACATTGAATCACCCATTCTGCAGGAAAGCTGTCTCTTAAGTATCTGTTTGCCATGGTGCTTTTAGATGCGCCTAGGTGATCGCATAGCTGCTGTCTGGACTTGAAATCATAGGCAACCATCAACCTATGGATAGCCTCTCTACCCCCTGTATTCTCCCCAGCCTTCACCTGTATCATTTTTTAATCCTATTGACGTATCAAATGTTGGATCGTAGTATCTCGATGGTTCAAATATTGAATCGCATAAAACAAGATAAAACGTCATAAACCAAACCTTAACCGAGAGATACTGCACTATGAGCACTGATATTTCAATTCGTGTACCAAAAGAGATGGCTACGCCTGCGGAGTTCGCCGAATGGGAAGGCATTTCGCGCGGTTCTGTTTATCAAAAAATCCACCATGGAAAGCTGGCTAAGTACATGGTTAAAAAGGATAAAAATAAGGGGCGCGTAAGCCTGCGTTATCTGATGTACAAAACCGATCAAGTGCGTGAGTCCCTTGGTCATTCCAACTTCCGCGTTGTTGTTGGTCAGTAAATTCAATTATGAGAACTTTCTAAGAGGCTAACATGTTTGATTACAAGATTTCCAAACATCCACACTTTGAAGAGGCTTGCCGGGCTTTCGCGCTGCGTCACAACATGGCGAAACTGGCAGAACGCGCGGGAATGAATGTCCAGACACTGCGTAATAAGCTAAATCCGGACCAGCCGCACCAACTTACCGCACCGGAAATCTGGCTGCTTACTGATCTGACCGAGGATTCAGCGTTGGTTGATGGTTTCCTGGCGCAGATCCACTGCCTCCCGTGCGTGCCGCTAAACGAAGTCACGCGCGAAAAGATGCCGGACTATGTACTAAAAGCTACGGCAGAAATCGGCCGCGTGGCTGCCGGTGCTGTTTCCGGCGAAGTGCACACAACGGCAGGGCGCCGTCAGATTGTTGATAGCATAAATTCAGTTACTCGACTGATGGCATTAACCGCAGTGACGCTGCAGGCGCGTCTGCAGACAAGTCCAGCAATGACAAGCGCAGTTGATACCGTGACGGGCCTCGGCGCGTCGTTCGGTCTGCTCTGAGGTGGATATGTTGACTAAACAACCATCTCTTGCATCGCTTCTCGTTAAGCAAAGTCCATCACCTCATTTCGGGCATGGCTGGATCATGGGTAAAGATGGCAAGCGCTGGCACCCGTGCCGCTCGCAGGATGCGCTGCTGGCTGAACTGCGTACTAATAAACAGGGGAAACCATGGCTATTGAAGGCGATTCTGCGACTGTTCCACTAAGTCCGGGACATCGGCTGGATGGCCTGAATCATATTGCTGAGCTAAGGGCGAAAGTGTTTGGCTTGAATATAGAACCTGAACTGGAGCGTTTTATTATCGATATGCGGGACCAGCGAGATATTAACCATAAACAAAATGAGCGTGCCTTAGCCGCCATATTCTTTATGGCTAAGATTCCGGCGGATCGTCATAGCGTCAATATGAATGAGCTGACGACTGACGAAAAGCGGGAGTTGATAAAAGCAATGAACCATTTTCGTGCAGTGGTGAGCTTATTTCCAAAGCGGCTAACCATGCCGAGTTAACCAGTAACAGAAATTAATGGCGTAAACCCGCCGGGCATTCTTTTGCCAAAATTCAGGAGAAACAACAATGCGAAATATAGAAACCCGTTCCAACAAAATCGGCCCGGATGATGCAGGTCTTAACCAGATACTGACAGAGGCCCGCATGGAAGAACGCCGTGCACGTGCTGCGGCAATGGCCGCCCGCCTTGATAGCCTGGCGTGTCACATCACATCGCGCCAGCTTAATCACGTTGAGGCGGCGGAGCTGCTGCGCGTTACTGCGGAAAACATCCAGAACGAAGCGCAGGAGATCCACTGATGGCTGATTCTATGGACCTCGTACAGCAGCGCGTTGAAGAAGAACGCCAGCGTCACGTCCACACCGCCCGCAGTAAAGCGCCGGGCGTTTCCCGTGTCTTGTGCATTGACTGCGACGCACCAATACCGCCTGCCCGCCGCCGCGCTATTCCTGGCGTGCAGTGCTGCATCACCTGTCAGGAAATCGCAGAGCTGAAAGGCAAACATTACAATGGGGGTGCTGTATGAGCACCATCCTGAAATGGGCGGGCAATAAAACCGCCGTCATGCATGAGCTGAAAAAACACCTGCCAGCAGGCCCGCGACTGGTTGAACCTTTCGCGGGTTCCTGCGCTGTGATGATGGCGACAGAGTATCCTCATTATCTTGTCGCTGATATTAACACTGACTTAATAAATCTATATCGGGAGATAGCTACAAACGCATCAGATTTTATTGAGCGTGCCAAACACCTGTTTAAAATTTTCAATAGTGCAGATGGTTATTATGATAGCCGGGATTCATTCAATCAGGATAAAGATCCTGAGTGGCAAGCGCCTCTCTTTTTATTCTTAAATCGTCATTGCTATCGGGGCCTTTGTCGTTATAACAAAAAGGGCGAATTCAACGCGCCTTACGGTCATTATAAAAAACCGTATTTTCCTGAAAATGAAATCCGCGCTTTTGCTGAAAAAGCTACCCGTGCCACGTTTATCTGCGCCAGCTATGACGAAACTTTGGCGTTACTGGTGCCTGGGGATGTTATTTATTGCGATCCGCCCTATGACGGTACTTTCAGCAACTATCACACTGCCGGTTTTACTGAGGATGATCAGTATCAGCTGGCCTCTATTCTTGAGCGCCGGGCATCAGAAGGCCATCCGGTCATTGTTTCGAACAGCGACACTTCTCTGACTCGTTCCCTGTATCGAAATTTCACTCATGACCGCATTAACGTAAAGCGCAGCATCGGCGTTGCCGCGGGCGAAGGAAAAAGTGCTGACGAACTTATTGCTGTACTGAAGCCGGGAGTATGGGCTGGCTTTGATCTAGCTGGCGGCCCTGATTGCTCTGTCGTGCATGAGGTGCGCGCGTGAGTCATCACGAAGTTGAAAAGCACGGCGGAGCAGAAGATTCCGCCGCTGCTTTTGCCTGGAATGTACCTAAAAAGGCGATTAACCCATATCTGGACCCGGCAGAAGTAGCGCCGGTTTCTACGCTTTCAAACCTGATCGCTCTCTACGCCAGCGACAACGAGCAGGAGCAGCTGCGCCGTGAGGCGATGAGCGATGAGGTCTGGGAACGCTATTTCTACAATGAAGCCCGTGATCCTGTTCAGCGTGAAATGGAGCAGGACCGGCTGATCAGCCGTGCCAAAATGGCCCGCGAGCAGCAGCGGTTTAATTCCGATCTGGTGATTCTGGCAGACGTAAGCGCTGAACCATCACATATCAGCAAGCCACTGCTTGAGCGCATTAAATATTTTGAGGGCCTGGGAAAGCCGAAGGCATATTCCCGCTATCTACATGAAACCATCAGGCCGTGCCTTGAACGCCTGGAGCGCGTGCGTGCCAGCCAGGTTTCTGCGTCATTCCGGTTTATGGCGAGCCACGACGGGCTGGAGGGCCTGCTGGTTCTGCCGGAAATGAACCAGGATCAGGTTAAGCGGTTATCTACCCTGGTGGCGGCACACATGAGCATGTGTCTGGATGCTGCCTGCGGTGAGCTGTTTGCGGATGAAGACGTTACGCCGGAAGAGATCCGCCGGTCATGGGAAAGGGTGGCCGCTGAGGCCATGCGCCTTGATGTTATCCCGCCTGCCTTCGAGCAGCTGCGCCGTAAAAAGCACCGCCGTAACCCGGTACCATACGAACTTATTCCGGGTTCGCTTGCCCGTATGCTCTGTGCTGACTGGTGGTATCGCAAGCTGTGGCAGATGCGGTGTGAATGGCGGGAAGAACAGCTGCGCGCCGTCTGCCTGGTTAACAAAAAGGCGTCCCCGTATGTCAGCTATGAGGCCGTGATCCATAAACGCGAACAGCGCCGCAAATCGCTGGAATTCTTCCGCTCGCATGAGCTGACCAATGAGCAGGGCGATACGCTGGATATGGAAGACGTGGTAAACGCCAGTAGCAGCAATCCGGCGCACCGTCGTAATGAAATGATGGCCTGTGTTAAGGGGCTGGAGTTAATCGCGGAAATGCGCGGAGACTGCGCGGTGTTCTATACCATCACCTGCCCGTCACGCTTTCACGCAACGCTCAATAACGGCAGGCCAAACCCGAAATGGACCAGTGCAACGGTCCGGCAGAGCAGCGACTATCTGGTGCATACGTTCGCCGCTTTCCGCAAGGCGATGCACAAAGCCGGGCTGCGCTGGTATGGCGTTCGCGTTGCTGAGCCACACCATGACGGCACCGTGCACTGGCACCTGCTTTGCTTCATGCGCAAAAAAGACCGCAAGTCCATCACTGCGCTGCTGCGTAAATTTGCCATCCGTGAGGACCGCGAGGAGCTGGGAAATAATACCGGCCCGCGCTTTAAATCTGAGCTGATCAACCCGCGCAAGGGGACGCCTACCAGCTACATCGCGAAGTACATCAGTAAGAACATCGACGGCCGCGGCCTGGGTAATGAAATCAGCAAAGAAACCGGCAGATCACTGCGGGACAATGCCGAACATGTCAATGCCTGGGCTTCGCTGCATCGCGTCCAGCAATTCCGCTTTTTCGGTATACCGGGCCGCCAGGCTTATCGCGAGCTGCGTTTGCTGGCAGGTCAGGCCGCGCGACAGCAGGCCGATAAAAAAGCAGGTGCGCCGGTACTGGATAACCCGCGTCTGGATGCCGTGCTGGCGGCAGCCGATGCCGGGTGTTTTGCCACCTACATCATGAAACAGGGCGGCGTACTGGTTCCGCGTAAACATCACCTGGTCCGCACGGCTTATGAACTCAATGACGAGCCATCAGCCTATGGCGATCACGGCATCCGTATTTATGGCATCTGGTCCCCGATTATTGAGGGCCGGATTTGCACGCATGCGATGAAGTGGAAAATGGTTCGTAAGGCCGTTGACGTTCAGGAGGCGCCAGCCGACCAGGGCGCTTGCGCCCCTTGGACTAGTGGCAATAACTGTCCCCCTGTGGAAAAAATGAACTATTTTGAGCCAGATTCGCCGGGTGATGATCTACCGGAACCGCTGCCAGACTTCCAGAACATGAGCAGGAAGGAGCGGCGCGAACTGACGGCGAGGCTACGGCAGGTAAAACCGAAGCGACGGAAGGGTTACAAACAAGAAATTAACGATCAGCTGCGCCTGCAGCTGGAGATTGAGCTTAAGTCCAGGGGCTTTGACGGAAGCGAGACCGAGATCGATCTGTTGCTGCGTGGTGGCAGTATCCCATCAGGTGCCGGGTTGCGGCTTTTTTACCGCAATCAGCGCCTGCAGGAAGATGATAAATGGCGGCAGTGGTACTGATTACGCGCCTTTAGCATTTCTTGCTCTTATCCGAACCCATCGGACACATCTGATTGAATGCTAAAAAGTATTTTACAAAGGAAAAAACGTATTATACTGTACTTATAACCAGTGGATATATATACAGTATTAAAAAATCCGTTTGTGGGGATATGACAACGTATATCCCGTAGTGAGGATAGGAGGGAAAATGCAGGACTATCTTTTGGAGTCGTTGAAGCTCCAGCGTATTGATTTTTTTATCAAGCTTGTGGCAGCCAGTGAGTGCAGCGATGAAGAGAAACGGCTTGCTATTCAGTGGGTTTCAGAGCTGACTGATGAACTTATGGCAAAAATCCGCAGCCATGAATACAGCCGGTCAATGGATGTTTCCAGTTAGGGAGGTGATCTCCATGTGTGTCGAAATAATGATTGATAAAGAACAGAAAATTAGCCAGGCGACACTGGAAGCGCTGGAAACCGAGCTTTACCGCCACCTGCGCCCTCTGTATCCAAAAACGGCGATCCGCATTCGCAAAGGTAGTGCCAACGGCATCGAGTTGAGCGGTTTAAAGCTTGATGAAGATAAAAAACGGGTGATGGAAATTATGCAGCAGGTTTGGGAAGATGAGAGCTGGCATTAGGTATTGATTTAGTAGCAAATCTTAACCTCATGTAGTGTCGCATGAGGTTGATATAGGCGAGATTTGTAGGCATTTTCTACAAGTTTATGGGAGAAAAATTGATTTTTGATGTGTTAAGCTCTTAACAATTTTGGCTTAAATTCTTGTAAAACAAGACATAACGTTTATGATTGATAAAAATAAAAAAGCTGAATAGGCAGGAAAGGAGTTTAACCGATGCCTGGGTTAGAAAATGCACAGCAAAATCAAGTTGATGAAATCGTTCCAGCAATGCAAATCGAATTCGTCGAAGAAGAGATAGAACAGCCCGTCGCTGCTGAATACCTATATAGCCAGCATATAAGTGCGCTTGTGCCACAATGCCCTCCTGCCGAAGCGACAGAGTGTGACAAAGAATGTTGGCGTTTTACGCTGAATCCTATAACTAACAACTGCTTTTGGCCTCCGAAAAGACGATCACCGCAAAGAATTGCTTCCGATGATGCTCAGGAGTGCTCTATGTGGGCATTGTCTATGTATGAATCAGAGGTCCAGGCTACAAGAGCTTATACCTTGTTAGCGAAAAACATGAAAAATATCAGAAAAGCTATTGGTGATCATCTTGCAATGGGTTCAGTAACCTGTAGTGATGGTAAATGTATGCCTGCTAACAGAAAAGGTCACTTTGATTTTCATCCTTATGTGGATGCGAATTTCGCTAACGGGTTCCAAGTAATACGAGCATTACCATGATCAGATTAGATGCTAAAAGAATAAATGCGTCAACTGTCGGGGATTATTCTTGGTACTCTGACCTCGTATACTTCGATGGTCCCCTCATTTGCTTGTTTAGAGGAAGCGGATACAAAGATGCTCTTTATGTTTGGCTTGATAATTCGGAGCGTGCCAATCGTTGGTGCTTAATTCCAGTATCAAGATCTACTTTGGACTCTTATCTTAATCAAAGGATGAGTTTAAGGGAGATTATACAGTCAAGCGAATATACGTATATTTGTAATCATTATGCTGAAACTGGAAGGAAGAACTACAACCTTTTGCACGTTGATAGTTTTCCTGAGGAATACATGCCTGATGAAGATTCATATTTGTATGAAGAAATATGTACTGATGATGCATTGCTGTTGAAGCAGGAACGCACTTCCAGTTATATGCTTGGATTGGATAACCAATTGTTTATAAATGATTTATCGGTAATACCAAAAATTTTCGAGCAGCTTTATTCTTTCCATTACGGATTGGCTCACTTAGGACGGTTGTCGATTAGAAATACCATGTTGCGCTTGATGGGTAATTGGACGGGTGGAATATCAGCAGTAAATATATTCTCAGGGTTGAAAAATGTTATTCCTGTTTTGCATCGACCAGAGATTAGCTCTCTCCAATATAATTCACCGGGGCATATTGAGTTAAATTTGCTTCCTGATTTGGCTCAGAGTGTTCAAGATGCATCTGTTCGTGTGGAAAATGAGATAATTTATGACCGCTTGGAGAAAATGTATAAAAATACATATGCATACTTCAAAGAGAATGGGCTATCAGGTTTTGATGAAGACGGTGGTATTGAAATTAGAAATATCGATAATGACACCACTGAAAACCTACGTAAACGCGTGAAGATATTTTTTAGATGTTTGGGATGGTCAAGTTATCAAGCTCAGTTTGATCTGATTGGTGCCCATCCTCTACAACAATTACGTGCTGTGATGGCCTACTACAGGCGGCTTAAAATCTTGCGTGAATACATTGTCTCCGAGAAGCTTTTTGTTGGTCAGTCTCGGGTAGTGCGGCAGCCAGAAATTGCCCTTCCTCCTGAGGCATAGTTTCATGCGTTATGCTGCATGAATCCGCATGAACGTTTGTAGATCGTTCTAGATGAAGTCCGCCAGCAATGGCGGGCTTTTGCTTATGTCATGCAGGCGCATGAAAACCACTACACAAAGCGGGCAGGCGTGGCGGGGATACGAGCGCGCGTTCAAGCTAAAAATGCTATGAAAAGGTTACCTTACTGGACATGTATACAGTATTGTTCTAACATCTATTAACCTTTAGGGTTTTTGACGTTGTTTGGTTAAAATAGGTTCAATGAAATTGTTTTAAGCCAAACAGGGACGTCATATGCCTTACCAGTTGGTAGTGCTTAGCCCAGTTGCTAACGATCTAGAGCAGTTAGGAACCAAAGAAAAGTTTTGGTTTTATTACTCTCATGACACTGTAAATTTACAGTTGTTCAAGTACTCTAGGCCCGGAACAGGTGAGCATTGGTCTGAAAAATGCGCTGCAGAGCTGTGCCATCTTTTGAACATTCCGCATGCAAGCTATGATTTAGCTAAGTGCAATGATAGATTCGGTGTGGTTTGCCAGAACCTCATCCCAGTTGGTTTTCGAATGGTCATGGGGAATGAGGTCTTACACAGCTCAACGGCAGATTATCCTCAACCTCTTCAGCCCGGGGAAAAGCCTGTAAGGGTTCGAGAGCATACTGTAACAAGGGTTTTAGGTTGCCTTGATAAAGAGTCAATCCAGCCGCCCCCAAGTTCCTATGTGCTTGATGGATTGAATGCAGCTGATGTGTTCTGTGGATACTTGATGCTTGATGCTTTAATCAGCAACCAAGACCGCCATCATGAAAATTGGGCGATTATGCTCAATAATGAAACTGGTGAGCAGTTTTTATGTCCAACGTACGATCATGCTGCCAGTTTAGGAAGGGAGATGTTAGATGATGAACGTGATGAAAGACTTACGACCAAAGATAAAAATCGCCAAATTCCATGCTTTGTAAGTAAAGCTCGTTCAGAGCTTTTCAAAGCAAAAACCGATAAAAAACCGTTGTTTACAGTTGAAGCATTTCAGCATGCTGTTGAGGGTAGACTTACAGCTAGCAACCATTGGCTGGGTAAGCTGAGAGCTTTAACAGAAGATTCCATTACGGATGTGTTTAATCAGGTGCCGTCATCGTGTATCTCCGATAGCGCACGCAAATTTGCAACACTCATGGTACTGGAAAATCGTAGAAGGCTATTAGAATGACTAACACAAACTCCGTTTATGTCGCATGGCAGGCACCAGATACCCGAGACTGGCATGTCGTCGGCAATTTGCAAGAGCGCAACTCGGGGTATGTATTCAAGTACACCAAAGGTGCTCTTAAGTCCCCCAAATTTACCAAATTCAGCGGCATGAATGATGTCCATGAAACATATGTGTCGGAGGAGTTGTTCCCTCTCTTTAAAAACAGGCTTTTATCACCAAGACGCCCGGAGTTCCCGCGTTTCATTAAGTGGCTTGGTTTTGAAGATGATAGCGTGAAACCGATTGATATCTTGGCTCGTTCTGGCGGATTGCGAAGCACTGATCAACTGCAAATTTTCAAAAAAATTGAAGTCGATTCAAACGGTAAGTTTGAGCATTTCTTCTTTTTGCATGGATTAAGCTATTTGAACTCTATGGCTAATGATCGAGTGTCAGAGCTTAAGCCAGGTCAGACTTTGCGGCTTTGTTTGGATCTTCAAAACGAATACGACGATGATGCTGTTGTTGTTCGCGCTGATAAGCCAGCAGAAATTGTTGGCTACTGTCCAAGATATCTGAGTAACGACATCAAGAAAATGCTGTTGAACGATTCGAAATCGGTCAAATTAGCAGTTGAAAAGATTAGTGATGATGCCCCACATAATTATCGTTTGCTATGCAAGTTATCTGGAACCCTAAACCCAGAGTGTAAGTCCTCGTTGATTCTGCAGGATGAGTTCGAAGATATTGAATAATAAAAAAAAGCCACCTTCTCGGTGGCTTTTTTTATTCAGCTTTAATTTCTAGATCATATGGCTCAAAACGCATCACTTCTTCACCAAGCCAATCATTCAGTTCTTGTAGACGTTTTTGAAGAGGCATCAATTCATTGCGTACGAAAACCCGCGCCGCTTTTTCAACATCACCGAACCCGCCTGTATTGTTGGGAATAATGCCCATCATCTGCGGCGGTACGCGGTGCGCTGCCATCATGTCATCGCGGCTCACGTTCTTGATGTTCAGAAACTCATCCTTTGCCGCTACTTCTGACAGTGGGATGATCTGGATGCCGTCCTTTTTACCGTTGGGCGAATACATAAACAGGTTGCGGAAGTTGCCCGGCCCTTTGGCGCTTTTCATGGCCTGGCGGATGTTGTTCACGTCCTCCTGATTCTGTGCTGCGTCTGTCATGTACATGATGAAACCGGCGTGACTGCCGTTGATGTAATACTTACGGCGAAACAGCGTAGCCGACTCGTTGAGCAGTGTTGAAGGGATCGCTGAGAGGTAGCCGGGAAGCCCGTAGATTTCCTGGTTAATGTCCGGCTCCATCAGGTGAAAGATGCTACCTTTGGTGAACTCATAAGGCTGGGTGGTCATGCCGTACTGCACGAACCAGTAAGTATCGAGGTCAATCCCGCGCCGGGTGTACTTCGCCAGTGATGGCTCCAGAGACAGGACGCCGCCCAGCCTGTTCGTCCGTTTTTCCAGATAGGCGTTACCGAAAACAAGGTAGTCCTGGACGAAACGTGCAAAAGCCTGCTGGCTGAGCAGGCGGTGGGGGATGTAGGTGCTGCTGAGAATGTCACGCTTAACGGCAATCGGTGAGCTGTGATGTACAGCGGCGCGATAGGTCCGCGCCAGCCCGTCAAAACTCACCGGCGGCTCATACCAGCGGTCCATTTGCACACATTCTACGTAGTCCAGAAGTTCGCGGCGGTCCAGTACCGGAATGGGATCGCCAAAGCTAAACGCCTGGGTAGTCGCTGCATCATTGGGTTGTACGTCGGGTGGCATCACATCCTGTGCGGTATTCTCAGTCATTAAAAAATCTCCACAATGTTGCTGGTATTGGCGGCTTCGCCCTGCAGCGGTTCGTTAAACAGTGCGTGCATCGTTGCCCAGGCCAGATCGGCGTGGCTGGCTTCTTCGCTGCGGCTGGCTTCGTAGGTAGGGCGGTTTCCGCTGGCGGTGGTGGCGCGGCGGATAGCCATAAATGACTGCGCAATGTCGGTGTGTCCGGCGTCAAACTCCAGACGGCGGTGGCTGATAATGTCGTATGCCTTGAGCACCAGGGCGTTTTTGATGTTGGGGTTATAGACAAACTCCCGCACGGCAGGGAAAAAGCCTTTTACGTTTTCATAAACACCGTGACCGACGCCGGTGGAGTCAATGCCGATGTAGGTCACGTTATACTGCTGAGTCAGTTTGCGGATGGCCTCTGCCTGGGCGCGGAAGTCCATTCCGCGCCACTGGTGACGCTCAAGGATGCGGAACTTACCGCCGGGCACCGTCGGCGGGGCAATGACTACGCAGCCAGCGCTGTCGCCGTTCTGGGTACCTTTCGCCGGATCATAGCCGATCCAGACTTCGCGCCAGCCGAACGGACGCAGAGCCAGCGCCTGAAAGTCTTCCCAGACTTCCCAGCTGTCCACCATGCAGGCCTGCAGGTCAGCAAGGGGGAAAACGGAGGCGAGATCGTCGATGAATTCACACATCAGCAGGTTCTGGTACTCGTCGGGGCTGTACTCCAGGCGCAGCTGGTCGAGGTCGAACAGGTTGCAGCCACCGCGCACGGCGTCCTCCACCGTCACGATCTGTCTGAACTGACCGTCAGCGCAAAGCAGACCGGCAGCAAGGGCTGAGTGGGTCAGGTCGATATCAACGCGATCAGCTTTTGCCCGCCCGCGATTGAACAGGGCGCCGGACCAGAACGGGTAAGCGCTGTGCGTCAGGCTGGAAGGCGTGGAGAAATAGGTCTGGCGCCATTTCTTGTGCAGCGCCATGCCGGAGGCGACTTTACGTAGCTCCTGAAATTTCGGGATCCAGAAATACTCATCAAGATACAGGTTGCCGTGGTAGCTCTGTGCGGTGCGGGCGTTGGTCCCGAGAAAATACAGCGTGGCGCCGTTTGGCAGCACCATGGGATCGCCCTTTAATTCCACATCGACTTCTTTGGCAAACTCGATGATGTACTGCTTAAAAACATGCGCCTGGGCTTTACTGGCTGACAGGAAAATCTGGTTTCGCCCTGTCATCAGGGCGTCCATCAGCGCTTCACGCGCGAAATAATACGTAGCGCCGATCTGGCGCGATTTAAGCACGTTGCGGATGCGGTGCTTAATTCCTGCTTCCCACCAGTGGCGCTGATATTCAAACATTCCGTTGCGGAAAATTTCTTCCAGCTTTTCGATCTGTTCGTCAGTAAACAGGTTCTTTTCTGATGTCTTACGGGGGCCGCGGTTGCGGTTTTGCACGTTGGGGTTAAGGTCAGCCTCATTACCACCGTTGTTAAATTTACCGATGCGGGCGTGTCGTTCTGACTGGCGGGCCAGCAGGTCTATTTCTTTAAAGTCTTTCCCTTCCTTGTGCTCCTTCATGATGAGCTGGCAATAGCGGGCGGCAGTGGTGAGCTGCATCTGATCGAGTGGGCCATATTCGCCCCACTTGTCGCGCTTTTTCCAGCTGTGAACGGTTGCAACTTTTTCGCCCAGCATTTCAGCAATGCGGGCTACGCGGTATCCCTGAAAATACAGCAGTAATGCCTGCCTGCGGGGATCGAGGTCTGCGGGGGTCATCGTTTCCATGGCACAAACATACGGCCTTGCCTGGCGCCTTTCCCCGGCTGGCCTTTGTATGGTTTACCGCACAAGGTCCGCGCGTTGTTTCACCCCCTCCATCGCAGCAACCATAAGGCCTCACAGAGTTATTTGATGGAGTCGGTCACATGGCTGTAAAAGCAAAGCGCTTCCGCATCGGTGTGGAAGGGGCAACGACAGACGGGCGCAATATTGAGCGTGCCTGGCTGGAACAGATGGCGGCGAGCTATGACCCGCAGGTGTATACCGCGTTGATTAATCTGGAGCACATCAAGGGTTACACCCCTGATAGCCCATTCCGCCGTTTCGGGACCGTGGATAAGCTGGAGGCAGAGGAGATTGCAGACGGCCCGCTGAAAGGGAAAATGGCCCTGTATGCGTGGATCACCCCGTCAGAGGACCTGGTGGCGTATACCCGTAATCTGCAAAAGCTGTTTACCTCGATGGAGGTCAATACCAGTTTTGCCGATACCGGCAAAGCCTACCTGGTTGGCCTGGCGGCGACGGATGATCCCGCAAGCCTCGGTACTGAAATGCTGCAGTTTAGCGCCAGCGCCAGAAGTAACCCCCTGGCAGGCCGCAAGCAAAACCCTGAAAACCTCTTTTCCGCCACAGAAGAAACGCTGATCGAGTGGGAAGAAGTCCAGGACGAAAAACCCTCACTGTTTTCCCGCGTTGCCGCGATGTTCACCAAAAAAGAACAGAACGATGAAGCGCGTTTTTCTGACGTGCATCGCGCGGTGGAGCTGATTGCTACTGAACAGCAAAACCTGAGCGAACGTACTGATCACGCCCTGTCTGCGCAGGGTGCGCGCATTGCTGAGCTGGAAGCCTCCCTGCAGGAACAGCAGACCGCTTTTGCTGAACTGGAGCAGCGGCTGAGCCAGGAAGACAGCCGCAAAGATTATCGCCAGCGCGCGCCGGGCGGAAACGCACCGGCAGGCACACTGACCAATTGCTGATGGAGCATAAGAACCAATGAAAAAGAAAACCCGTTTTGCCTTTAACGCCTACCTGCAGCAGCTGGCACGCCTGAACAATGTGGAAGTGGAAGAACTTTCCAGCAAATTCACCGTTGAGCCGTCGGTACAGCAGACGCTGGAAGACCAGATCCAGCAGTCCGCAGCCTTTCTGACGCTGATTAACATCACCCCGGTGGATGAGCAGTCAGGCCAGCTGCTGGGTCTGGGTGTCGGTAGCACGATTGCCGGTACCACGGATACCACCGCCAAAGAGCGCGAACCAACTGACCCGACGCTGATGGAAGACGTGGAATACAAATGCGAACAGACCAACTTTGATACGGTGCTGACCTACGCAAAGCTTGACCTGTGGGCAAAGTTCCAGGATTTCCAGGTGCGGATCCGTAACGCCATCGTGAAGCGCCAGGCTCTGGACCGCATCATGATCGGGTTCAACGGCGTGAAGCGTGCCAAAACCTCTGACCGCGACGCCAACCCGATGCTGCAGGACGTAAATAAGGGCTGGCTGCAAAAAATCCGCGAAGATGCGCCGGATCATGTCATGGGCAGCGAAACCAAAGACGGCGTGACCACCAAAGGCGCCGTGAAGGTTGGTAAGGGTGGCGATTATGCCAACCTGGACGCTGTGGTGATGGATGCGGTCAACGAGCTGATCGACCCGGTGTATCAGGATGATGATGATCTGGTGGTGGTCTGTGGCCGTGAGCTGCTGTCTGACAAGTATTTCCCGCTGGTTAACAAAGACCAGGAGAACACGGAGAAGCTGGCCGCTGATCTGATCATCAGCCAGAAACGCATGGGTGGCCTGCAGGCTGTACGCGCGCCGTATTTCCCTGCGAATGCACTGCTGATCACCCGCCTGGATAACCTGTCCATTTACTGGCAGGAAGATACCCGCCGTCGTTCTGTTATCGATAACCCGAAACGTGACCGGATCGAGAATTTCGAGTCCGTCAATGAAGCGTATGTGATTGAGGATTACCGCTGTGCGGCGCTGGTCGAAAACATCCAGATGGGGGATTTCAGCGCGCCAGCTGTACCGGAAGGCGAGGGGGCGTAACGCATGAGCCTGAGTCCCGCACGGCAGCACCGCCTGCGCGTCCAGGCTGAACAGGCCGCCCGACAGGGCGGCAATGTTCGCCACGCGACGGGGTATGACCTGATGCTGATGCAGCTGGCGGAGGATCGCCGCCGCCTGAAAGGTATCCAGTCCACCGTGAAGAAAGCCCAAATCAAAGTGGAGCTGCTGCCCCGTTATTCCGCCTGGGTGGAGGGGGTGCTGGCTGCTGATGGTGCCCGGCAGGATGACGTGGTGATGTTTGTGATGCTCTGGCGTATCGATGCCGGTGATTATGCCGGTGCGCTGGATGCAGGGCGTCATGCGCTGCGGCACGGATGGGTGATGCCCATCGGAAACCGTAACGTCCAGACAGTGCTGGCAGAGGAAATGGCAGACGCTGCGCAGGCCGCCCTGCTGGCAGGTGAATCTTTCGATGCCGGGTTGTTACTGCAGACACTGGAGCTGACAGATGGCCAGGATATGCCAGACCAGTCACGGGCACGCCTGCATAAAGCGATTGGCGCTGTACTGACCGAAACCAGCCCGGCCTCCGCCCTGAATCACATCAATCATGCGCTGCAGCTTGATCCACGCTGTGGCGTCAAAAAAGAAAAACAACAGCTGGAGCGCAGATTGCGCAATGACAGCCGTTAACGGAACGTGCCCCGCGCACGGGCGGCACGGGGTGGCGAAAGGCTTTTGCCACATCAAAACCCCGTCCACCGCCCACTATTTCAGGAGAAAGCCCGCATGAAGTTTGTTGCGCCTGAGCAGGCGCCGGAACAGGCGGAAATTATCAAAAATACGCCGTTCTGGCCCGATGTTGATTTATCAGAGTTTCGCAGCGTGATGCGGACGGATGGCACGGTGACGTCACCCCGTCTCGGACAACTCATCCGGTCTGCGATGTCAGAGGTCAATGCGGAGCTGTACGACTTCCGCAAGCGCCAGCAGGCGCTGGGATTCATGACGCTGGCCGATGTACCGGCGGACTTGATGGACGGTAAAAGCGAACGTATTCACCACTACCACAACGCCGTTTATTGCTGGGCACGTGCGCAGGTGAATGAGCGTTACCAGGACTACGACGCCACGGCCTCCGGTGTGAAAAGGGGGGATGAGCTGGCGGAGGCCAGCGGCGACCTGTGGCGTGATGCTCGCTGGGCAATCAGCCGGGTCCAGGATGCGCCTCACTGTACGGTGGAGCTGATCTGATGAAAGTGCGTACCAGGGTGACACGGTGGACGCGCTTTGCTGGCGTCATTACGGACGCACGCAGGGCGTCACGGAGCAGGTACTACAGGCAAATCCGGGGCTGGCTGAGCACGGCCCGTTCTTACCACACGGGCTGCAGGTGGATCTGCCGGATATTGCCACCACTTCCACGGTGCAGACCGTCCAGTTATGGGACTGAAATATGACGCTTGAACGGATCAGCGCCTTCATCACGTACTGCATCGCTGTACTGCTGGCATGGATGGGAGATTTATCGCTTAAGGATGTGTCGACAGTGGGCGGTGTGTTGATTGGCGTGCTGATGCTGGCCATCAACTGGTACTACAAACACAAAACCTACCAGCTGCTGCGCGGCGGAAAAATTACACAGGGGGAATATGAATCCTTCAACCGTTAAACGCTGCCTGGGGGGGGCGGTGCTGGCGATTGCCGCCACCCTGCCGGGCTTTCAGCAACTTCATACCTCAGTGGAAGGGTTGAAGCTGATAGCCGATTACGAGGGCTGCCGCCTGCAGCCGTATCAGTGTGATGCGGGGGTGTGGACCGATGGCATTGGCAATACGTCCGGTGTAGTGCCGGGGAAGACCATCACGGAACGGCAGGCCGCCGGGAGTTTCATCACCAACGTTTTAAGGGTGGAGAAGGCGCTGGATCGCTGTGTCCTGGTGAGCGTGCCGCAGAACGTCTATGACGCGCTGGTATCGCTGGCCTTCAACGTGGGAACCGGCAATGCCTGCGGTTCAACCATGGTGAAGTTTATCAATCAGAAGCGCTGGCGCGATGCCTGCTATCAGTTGCCGCGCTGGGTATACGTCGAAGGCGTATTTAATCCGGGGCTGGACAACCGACGCGCGCGGGAGCTGTCCTGGTGCTTAAAAGGAGCGTAACGAAATGAAAAAGAAACTGATCGGTGGGTTATTTTCGGTGCTGTACACGGCGCTGATGATTTTTAGTCTCTTTGTTCCAAACAGTATTGTTCCGGCACTGGTTACAGCCTTGACCTGGGTAGCCTGCCTGCTGAGCTGGGGAGCAGTGCTGCTTTGCATGGCTGGGTGGTATGCGGGCGGCACACATCGGGGAGAGGCAAAGCAGGCGCTGACGCGCTTTTTCAGTACGCCAGGCAACCAGGTGATCAGATGGGCAAGGTGTTCACTGCTTGTGATTTTTCTCACCTTTACGGGCCACGTTGTCACCCTGGTATTTTATCTGCTGACGCTGGTCGCGCTTAAGGTTCTGCGTGCGCAGATTATTGATGCGGAGCCGGTGACGGTATGACGAAGGCGCTGGCGGTAATTCTGGCGCTGGTAGTGCTGGCGCTTGGCTGGCAGTCATGGCGGATGAAGGAGGCCAGCCAGACCATCGAGCAGCAAGGGCGGGATCTGAAAACGACAGGCGAAAAACTGGCAAAAACGAACAGCCAGCTGATCGCCTTGTCCATCCTGTCCGAAACCAATAACCGGGAACAGGCAAGGCTTTACGCGGCGGCAGAAAGTACAAACGCCCTGTTGCGAAGCCGTCAGCGCAGAATTGAGGAGTTAAAACGTGAAAATGAGGATTTACGCCGCTGGGCTGACACTCTTCTGCCTGCTGACATTATCAGGATGCGCGAACGTCCAGCCATCGCCGGAGGTGCTGCTTACCGTGAATGGTTGTCCCAGAGTGACGCAGTGCCGCCTGGAAAATTCGGCGGCACGCACTAACGGCGATCTGCTGACCGCGCTGGATGAAGCGGAGGCGGCCTGGGCGGTCTGCGCCGATAAAGTGGACACGATAATTTCCTGTCAGGAGCGAAACAGTGAACAAGCCTCAATCCTTACGCCGCGCCCTGAATAACGCGGTGCCATATGTCCGTGATAACCCGGATAAGCTGCATTTGTTCGTTGATAACGGATCGGTGGTGGCAACCGGGGCAGCGTCACTTTCATGGGAGTATCGTTACACCCTGAATGTGGTGATTGTGGATTTCAGCGGCGATCAGGGGTTATTGATGGCGCCGGTGGTGGCCTGGCTCATGGAGAATCAGCCGGATGCCATTCATAACCCGGAACTGCGGGAAAAGTTGCTTTCCTTTGAAGTCGATATTTTGCGCAATGATATCTGTGATATCAGCCTGAACCTGCAACTGACAGAGCGTGTGATAGTCAGCGCTGACGGTGACGTGTCCAGCGTCGAAGCGGTGCCGGAACCGGACGAACCGGACGAAATGTGGGCGGTGAGCCGTGGCTGAGCTGCAGGAAGTTGAAGCCTGGTTAGATGCGCTCTTGGCGGGTCTGGAGCCTGCCGCACGTAAGCGCATGATGCGGGAGCTGGCGCAGCAGCTGCGCCGCAGCCAGCAGAAAAATATCAGGATGCAGCGCAACCCGGACGGGACGGCTTACGAGCCGCGTCGCGTGACGGCCAGAACGAAACAGGGCCGCATCCGTCGGCAGATGTTTGCAAAACTCCGCACCACAAAATACCTGAAAGCCGTCGCCAGCCAGGACTCGGCAAGCGTCGAGTTTGAGAGTCGTGTGCAGCGCATAGCCCGCGTGCATCACTATGGCTTGCGGGACAGGGTGAGTAAGAAGGGGACGGAGGTACGATACGCTCAGCGCCGCCTGCTGGGCATCAATGACGAAGTAGAAACTATGACGCGCGATACTCTTTTATTGTGGTTAAAAGTCTGAGTCATAGTCAAAATATTGTTGAGGTCCTTTATATCGTCGGGATAACACGTTTGTAAGGGTTGTGTCTAACTTATATCCAAAGTTAAAGAAATGATTTAAATGTTCTTTCCAAATATTTTCTAGCTCAATGAATTTGTCGTTTTCAAGCCTTTTTTCTTCAATCTTTTTTTCTATCACTTTATTCTTTGAAAGAAGGTGGGTTAAAGTTGTATCGATGTATGATATTGTTTTTTGTTTACTTTCTATATAGTTTTTTACCTGACCCGCTTCGATCCTTACTGTGCGGTCGAGGCTAATAAGGTCCAGCTTTGAAGTCGCTTTGTACTTTAATGTTGATATGACTCTTTTAATGTATTCAATGTAAGTGATATCAATGTTATCATTTTTAATTTTATCTAGTATCTTGGAAATTTCATCGTTATTGAGGTGTGGAAGTAGGCTCCCGTCTGTCAAAGTTTTTTTGATTTCACTTATATGATTGTATAAAGTATCTTTTCCAATATGAGGGTTGCATTGTAATTCATTTTTTAGTTGTTCTATTTGGGTTTTTATTTCAATTTTCTTTTGCCTGCATTCATTAAAACTAAAGTCTAAATTTTTTGTGCGCAAACTAAAGAGATAAAGGTTGTCAAAAAGTATCTTTTTTTCCATGTCTTGATGGTTGCTTGAATTGAGTAATTCAATTTCAAAATTTTTGATCATCTCAATTAGGAAATTATCAAAAGCTGATGTAGACATGGTTTCAACAGCATTTTTAAGATCGGATAAAAGAGTGTTCACGACTACGCCTCATTAGTGGTTTGTATAGTACATCAAACAATAGACCTAGTTTTTTTTCAATAAAATTTACGTGCATGCTGTGTGCATGAACATTCAACTAACCGAAATCATGCGTCTTATCACCAATCTGATCCGCACCGGCATTGTGACTGAAGTGGATCGGGACGGCTGGCTGTGCCGGGTGAAAACGGGCGACCTCGAAACCAACTGGATTAACTGGCTGACCTACCGTGCAGGTAAATCCCGCACCTGGTGGTGCCCGTCTCCAGGGGAGCAGGTGGTGCTGTTCAGCCTGGGCGGCAATCTGGAGACAGCCTTTGCGCTTCCGGCCATCTACTCCAACGCCTGCCCGCCGCCGTCAGACTCTGAAAGTGCAGACGTGACCGCATACGAGGATGGCGGCTGGTTCGAATACGACCCCGCCACCGGGCGCTGGATTATTCGCGGTGTGAAAACCGTGCTGATTGAGTCTTCGCAGGTTGTCTCCTGCAAAACCGGTGAGTTTGTGATCGAGGCTGACACCACCCGTATTAACAGCAATGTGATCCTTAACGGCGATGTAACCCACGGCGGCGGCGCGATGACGTCAAACGGCGTCGTTGCTGATAAGCATAAACACCCTGGCGACAGTGGCGGAACGACAGGAGACCCATTTTGACGCTCTATATCGGGATGAGCCGCGATACCGGCAGAGCCATAACGGAAACTGACCACCTGCGTCAGTCGGTGCGTGACATTTTGCTGACCCCGCAAGGGAGCCGGCTTGCGCGACGGGAGTATGGTTCCCTGCTTTCAGCGCTCATTGACCAGCCGCAAAACCCGGCGCTGCGCCTGCAGATCATGGCTGCGGTGTATGTGGCGCTGCGGCGCTGGGAGCCGCGGCTGCAGCTGGACACCATCACGGTTAACAGCAGCAGCATGGATGGCGCAATGGTTATTGAGCTGGCAGGCCAGCGTAATGACGGCGTGCCCGTGTCCCTTTCCGTATCGACAGGAGCAGACAATGGCCGTTATTGACCTTTCCCAGCTGCCGCCGCCGCAAATTGTGGATGTGCCGGATTTTGAAACCCTGCTGACTGAGCGCAAGGCTGAATTTGTCGCGTTATTTCCGGCAGAAGAGCAGGAGGCCGTGGCCCGCACCTTAACGCTTGAATCTGAGCCGGTGGTGAAAATGCTGCAGGAAAATGTGTACCGGGAGCTGCTGCTGCGCCAGCGGATTAACGAGGCGGCTAAAGCCGTGATGGTGGCCTATTCCGGCGGGGATGACCTGGACAATTTAGGCGCGAATAACAACGTACAGCGCCGGGTGATTACGGCTGCGGACGACACCACAACGCCGCCCACGGAGGCGGTCATGGAGTCTGACGCGGATTATCGCCAGCGCATCCCGGCGGCCTTTGAGGGGATGAGCGTTGCCGGGCCAGTCGGAGCCTATGAATATCAAGCGCTTAGCTCGGATGGGCGGGTGGCGGACGCGTCGGCGTTCAGCCCGTCACCGGCGGAAGTCGTGGTGACTATTCTAGCCCGTGACGGCGATGGTACTGCGCCGGAAGACTTACTGCAGGTCGTCGGTGAGGCCCTGAATGATGAGGCTGTGCGGCCGGTGGCGGATCGGGTGAGTGTCCGATCTGCTGAGATTGTCCCCTATGAAATTGATGCGGTTCTTTATGTCTATCCCGGCCCGGCAAAGGAACCCATCCTGGCGGCCGCGAAAGCGCAGGGTACGGCATATATCAACGAGCAGCGTCGCCTGGGGCGTGACGTCAGGCTATCCGCGATTTATGCCGCATTGCATGTGCAGGGCGTGCAGCGCGTTGAGCTGATGAAGCCCATGGCTGACATGGTGTTAGATAAAACGCAGGCGTCTTTTTGCACTGACTTTAAAGCGGTAATTGGTGGTTCCGATGAGTAACAACCTGTTACCACCGGGGGCGTCTGCGCTGGAACGCAGGCTGGCGCAGGCATGTTCTGGCATCAGCGACTTAAACGTGCCGCTGCGCGACCTGTGGAACCCGTGGAAATGCCCGGTAAAGTTTCTGCCGTATCTTGCCTGGGCTTTCTCCGTTGACCGATGGGAGGAAAACTGGTCGGAAACAGAGAAACGGCAGGCTGTCAGCGACGCTTTCTGGATCCATCAACGAAAAGGCACGGTCGCCGCACTACGCCGCGTGGTGGAAACGCAGGGTTTTGCGTTTGCCATTCAGGAATGGTTTGACGTGGATGACCGGCCAGGCACGTTTCATCTTGAAATTGACGTGAACGAAACCGGGGCAACGGACAAGTCGCTGAATGAGCTGGAACGGCTGATTAATGAGACGAAACCGGTCAGCCGGACGGTATCAAAAATGAACATTCTGTCCCGGACTGACGGGCCGACCTCCATCGGTGCGGCGGTCTGCTGCGGCGACATTATTACGGTTTATCCCGGCCAGTATCAGCCTGAGTCCGGTGTTACCTATAACGGGCAGATTCATTTTGACAGCAATTACTATTTTGTCGGTGACGAATGATGACAACACTCAGTGAGCGCCCGCAATGGGAAAGCGACATTTACCAGATTAAGCGCAGTGACCTGGTGGCCGGTGGCCGCGATGGCATTGCCAATAAGCAGGCGCAGCAGCTGGCGAACCGCACTGCGTTTCTGAAAAAAAGCGCGCTGAAATCAGGCTATACGTTCCGTGATGGTGCCATTCTGGAGACAGAAAACGACCTGATTAAATACGGCGATGTGCTGTATGCGTGGACCGGGGCATTTAATAAAGAGGTGCCTGCCGGGTCATCGCCGGAAAGCACCGGCGGCATCGGAGAAGGTGCCTGGAAACAGGTCATTGACAGCAACCTGCGCCGGGATATTGCCTCCCGGGATGGTTTCGGGAATATCGGCAAGGGAAACTATGCCGATATTCGCACCTACACCGGAGCCGCAACCAGCTTTCTCTGTTATGGCGTGGCGTCCGCATTTGATGGCGGGCACGGTGAGTTTGAACGCGCTGACGACGACAGCACCACGCCTGACAACGGCGTGACCGTCCTGGTTGACGCCCTTAACCGGCGCTGGTTCCGGCGTTTTACGGGTAATATTCGCGCAGAGTGGAGTGGTATTCACGACCTCAGCCAGAGTTCGTCGCCGGTGGACAGCTATATTGACCGCCTCCTGATGGCTTCTGCCGTCGGCTCACCGGACGGTTACCCCAATAAAATTATTGATTTCGGCAAAAGCCGCCGTTTCCATGTTTCCAGGCGATTTTATATCCGGGGCGGGGTGTATAAAGCCTCTGCCATTGTCGGTGTACCGGACGGGGTCAAAACCGGATTCGGCATTATCGGGCGCTTTGCCTGTAGCGGAAATGCAGGATTCTTCTGTATTCAGATGATTCAGCCTTATTTTGATATCGAGGTGGACAACGGCGGTTTTACGCCGCTGACCGTGCCGGGTATTGATGATTATTTCTTCCGTACCGAAGCGATGATTTCCAATCCTGAAATTCACATTAAGGGTAATTACTACCCGGGTACCTGCTGGTATCAGACCGGCTCCAACGATATGAGCGATGTCCGGGCGCAATGGCCGGATATCACCAACAGCATGGTCGGGGTGCAGAATCTGAATGAAGGTACCATTCGCGTGAATACCTGTGGACGCGGGTTTGTGCTGAAGGGCACCACCTCCGGTTTTGGTCACCTGACCTCCATCTGGGAACAGGCAAACGTCCGTCGCTCGGTGATGCATACGATGGCCGACGTCGGCATCGTGAGCTATGAGAACTACATCCCGGAAACGTCAGAGGAAGGCAGTGGCCTGTTGCTTCAGAGCTGCGGAACGGTCTCATTTGGTCTGCTGGCGTCCGGTGCCGGTGGCAAGCCGCAGATACAGGTGTTTGATTCACAGACGGTCTCTGTTGCCAATGCGCTGTTTATTGCCGGGAAAAATGTTGCCGGTGATTCCGTTGCCGGGCAGTGTTGCCTGGAGGTGTCAGGCTCCCTGATGCAGATTGCAAACCTGCGTCTGGGGAAAGTCGGCAGCGCCATTCGGGCGGGCTTTGGTTCGGTGCTGGACATTGGTGATATCACCGCCTCTGGCCTGTCCGATATTCTGACGCTGACCGAAGACACCAGCCTGATGACCTATCGGGGAGCCAATACCGGCGGCGGATATGAAACCCGCGCGACCATCAAGGGCGGGCGGTGTCACCGGCTTAACCGTTCCGGCTTCGGTTTTGCGGCCCGCGCCCCGATAGTGGTGATGCCGGAAATACTGACGGGTGCGCTGGTTGTGAATAATCTCCAGTTTACCGAATGCGGCAGCGGCTGGAATGATGAGTCAGATAAATACCTGATTGATATAAGAACAGTCAGCCGCGGTTTTTCGTTCCAGTCCTCATTCAGTCGTTATCAGGACAACAATACAAACTATCCCATCAGGCTCGGGCATGTTGAGCAGCTGCGCGGCTGGAACGGCAATATTTTTAACGCGGCCAAAATTCGCTATGCCGATGGTGCGGAAAGTACCGGATACGGACGCGAGGTCATTATTGCTGACCCGGCCTGGGGTATGGGGTCATGGAGCTACACGCGCTGGCGACCGGCAAAATTTAAGGGGATAGCAGTGCTGTCAGCAGACACCAATTTCCTGATAACCCGCAACGGCGTCACGGCATTTAACGCCAATAAAGCGGGTAACCATTATTTTGAGATTGACCTGCATTACGGCGACTACGTGACCATCAGCGGGAATGAGTCACTGGTGACACTAACCCAACGCTCCTGGAGCATGACGACAGAATAGGTGATGAGATGAGTTTCGTACTGACCAGAACGCTGGCAACCCGGACCATTTATATGCAGCTGGGTATTTATGTGGATGCCGGTGAAAAAGAAGTAACGGTAGCCTATATCGCCAGGGAAATTATCTCCCTGTCAGCAGGTGCCGCGGTTGCGGCCTTTGATGTGGTGATACCCGACACTCCGCTGATTTCGGAAGTGGTGCATCAGTTTACGTATTCCGGGCAGGGAAACCCGCTGGAGGAGGCGGAAGCCTCGCTGCTTGCCAGTCTGTCCGCACAGAAAAATACAGAGGAGGCGGTATGACGGAGAAAGCCTATCGCACCATCATTACCACGGCAGGGGCGATGAAACTGGCTGAAGCGGCCGTCAGTGGTGAGCCGGTGGGTATCACCATGATGGCGGTGGGTGACGGTAACGGAAGCCAGCCGGTCCCTGACCCGGAACAGACCAGGCTGGTCAATGAATGTTACCGTGCTCCCCTGAATAAATTGGTGGTGGCAGACAGTGCGGCGAACATCATTGAAGCTGAGATGGTGATGCAGCCGCAGGTCGGCGGCTTTACGCTCCGGGAGGCGGCATTATTCGACGATGCCGGTATCTGCATCGCGGTAGCGAACATGCCGCCCACCTACAAGCCGGAGCTGGCAGAGGGGGCGGGTCGTTTTACCACAGTGAGAATGTGGCTGGCCGTCAGCAGCACTTCAGATATTCAGCTGATTGCCGACCCTGGCGTGGTGCTTGCTACCATGCATGACGTTCTGGAGGCCGGAAACAGCGTAAAGGACTACTGTGATGATTTGCTCTCTGATCACGAGAAGTCGCGAGACCACCCTGATGCGACACTGGAGGAAAAGGGATTCACGAAACTATCCAGCCAGACGGACAGTGACAGCGAAGCACTGGCGGCGACACCAAAGGCGGTTAAGGCCGCGATTGCCGAAGCGATTCGCGGTGCGTGGGAGCTGGACAACCCTGTCGGTACCACGCGATTTTTTAACAAAAATCTGAACCCTAATGACCAGTGGCCGTGGTCAGTCTGGGTATATACCGGTGAAAACCGCACTATCCGCATAGGTAAATCTGACGGTACCAACGTGGGACAAACCGGCGGCAGCGATAACGTCACACTTCAGCGGGCCAACCTGCCCGCCGTTCAGATTGATGTGAGCGGCGAAACCAGCGAACAGGGGCAGCAGGAGCTGACGACATCGGGCAACGGAAGGCACCGGCACAGGGCAGGAGACGGGGCACCGGGGGATACCTGGCAGGATGCCACACACGGAACGGATAACCAGAAATATACGGGGTGGAACTATACCGACTATGCAGAAGACCATCAGCATGGCGTCACGATCCCGCCCCACAAACACACGACCACCGGCAAAACCGATAACCTCGGTGAAGGGAAATCAATCAGCGTGGTTGAAGCCCACACGCTGCTGATGTGCTGGAGCCGCGTTGCCTGATAAATCCCGGTATCAGTCAGCCCCGATAAGGGGCTTTTTTCTGTCTGCGGTTGTGTCATTGACGGTACAACGGCCATCAACGGCTTGCGGGGAATGATTTCCCTACCATGGGTGAACCCCTAAACAGGAGATTCATTCATGGCGCAAGACTATCACCATGGCGTGCGTGTTGTTGAGGTTAACGACGGCACCCGCTCTATCACGACGGTGAGCACGGCGATTGTGGGCATGGTATGCACCGGCGATGATGCCGATGCCTCCGTGTTCCCGCTCAATAAGCCGGTTCTGCTTACCGATGTACTGACCGCCAGCGGCAAAGCGGGCGAGTCTGGCACGCTGGCCCGCTCACTGGACGCCATCGCCGACCAGGCAAAACCCGTCACCGTAGTGGTGCGCGTTGCCCAGGGCGAAACCGAAGCGGAAACCACCTCCAATATTATCGGCGGTGTAACCGCTGACGGTAAGAAAACGGGCATCAAAGCGCTGCTTTCGGCGCAGTCGCAGCTGGGTGTGAAGCCGCGCATTCTTGGTGTGCCGGGCCATGACGCGCAGGCTGTTTCCACTGAACTGTTAAGCGTGGCGCAGAGCCTGCGCGGCTTTGCGTACCTGTCTGCCTACGGTTGTAAAACCGTGGAAGAAGCGATTGCCTACCGCGAAAATTTCAGTCAGCGAGAAGGGATGCTGATCTGGCCTGATTTCATCAACTTTGACACGGTGCTGCAGGCGGACGCGACTGCTTACGCCACTGCCCGCGCGCTGGGTCTGCGTGCAAAAATCGACGAGCAGACCGGCTGGCACAAAACCCTTTCTAACGTGGGCGTCAACGGCGTAACCGGCTTGTCTGCGGATGTGTTCTGGGATCTGCAGGACCCGGCAACCGATGCCGGACTGCTGAACCAGAACGACGTCACCACCTTGATCCGCAAGGATGGTTTCCGCTTCTGGGGTTCCCGCTGCCTGAGCGATGACCCGTTATTCCAGTTTGAAAACTACACCCGTACCGCGCAGGTGCTGGCAGATACCATGGCGGAGGCGCATATGTGGGCGGTGGACATGCCGCTTAACCCTTCGCTGGCTCGCGACATTATCGAAGGTATCCGCGCCAAAATGCGCAGCCTGGTAAATCAGGGCTACCTCATCGGCGGAGATTGCTGGATTGATGACAGTGTGAATGACAAAGACACGCTGAAAGCCGGGAAACTCTGGATCGACTACGACTATACGCCAGTGCCGCCACTGGAAAACCTGATGCTGCGCCAGCGCATCACTGACCGTTACCTGGTGGATTTCACCACCCGCGTAAGCGCATAAGGGGGACCCATGGCCTTACCACGCAAGTTAAAACACCTGAATATTTTTAACGCCGGTAACAACTGGATGGGCATTGCTGAATCCGTCACCCTGCCGAAATTCACCCGCAAGCTGGAAAACTACCGCGGCGGCGGCATGCCCGGTTCAGTCGGTATTGATCTGGGGCTGGATGATGGCGCGCTGGATACGGAAATGACCATCGGCGGTACGGAGGCGCTTCTGTTTAAACAGATGGGCAAAGCCACGGTGGACGGCGTACAGCTGCGCTTTACCGGGTCTATTCAGCGCGACGACACCGGCGAAGTGCAGGCCGTTGAGCTGGTCGTACGTGGGCGCCACAAAGAGGTGGATTCCGGCGAGTGGAAAACCGGCGAGAGCAATTCCACCAAGGTCAGCAGCGTTAACTGTTACGCGAAGCTGACCATTAACGGTGAAGTGCTCTATGAGGTCGATGCGATCAACATGATTGAAGTTGTTGATGGTGTTGACCTGATGGAAGAACACCGTAACGCCATCGGTCTGTAATTTTTTCCTGGCGCGCGAGGTCGCGCCAGCCAACCCATAACAGGAAAAGAGCATGAGTGAGAAAACAGAAGCAACGGTGAAACTGGATAGCCCGATTAAGCGCGGTGATACCACGATTACGGAAATTGTGCTGCGTAAGCCGCAATCCGGCGCGCTGCGCGGTACGCGACTGCAGGCGGTGATGGAGATGGACGTGGCCTCTATGATGACCGTGATCCCCCGCATCTCCACACCAACGCTGACCCCACAGGAAATGGCGGACCTCGACCCGGCAGACCTGGCCGCGATGTCTGTCGAGGTGGTCCTTTTTTTGTTGCCGAAGTCGGCACTTGCCGATTTGCCGACAGCCTGACGGTAGATGACCTGGTGGCGGATATCGCCACGATCTTTCACTGGCCGCCGTCCGTCACTGACGTTATGCCGCTGACGGAAGTGCTGGAGTGGCGGCACAGAGCGATAATGCGTAGCGGGGCCAGCGATGAGTGATAAAAACCTGCGCCTGCAGGTGGTTCTGAATGCGGTTGATAAACTCACCCGCCCTTTAAAAAATGCGCTGGCTGGCTCGAAGGAGCTGGCCTCCGGCATCCAGCAGACCCGTGATCAGCTTAAACGGCTTAACGACGCGGGGAGCCAGTTAAAATCTTTTGATCAACTCTCACAGAGCCTGAACCGGACCAGCAACGAGCTGGACCAGGCGAGGCTGCGTGCGCAGATGATGACGCGCGAGCTGGCAGCGCTCGAATCCCCCACGAAAAAACAGACGCAGGCGCTTGAGGCGCAATGGCGCGCCGTATCACGCCTGGAACAAAAGCAGGGGCAGGAAACGCGGCAGATGGCTGCAGCCAGGGCGGAGCTGTACCGCCTTGGCATCTCTGCGGGCGGTGGCGCCCGTGAAACGGCCAGAATTACCCGCGAAACGGATCGCTATAACCAGCAGCTGGCAGAGCAGGAGCGGCGCTTGCGAGACGTGGGCGAGCGCCAGCGTAAGCTGAATGCGATCAGGGCCAAGGCTGACAAGATGCGCGACGTGCGTAACAGCCTGGCGGGGAACGGGGCCGGGATGATGGCGGCCGGGGTGACAACGGGCGCGACCTTGCTGGCGCCCATTCGCGCCTACTCGGAATCAGAGAACGCCGCTAACCAGCTGGCAGGCTCAATGATGGGACCGGGCGGAAAGGTGGCGCCTGAGTTCCTGAAGCTGAACAAGCTGGCGATTGCCCTGGGGGACCGGTTGCCCGGTACCACGGCAGATTTTCAGAACATGATGACCATGTTACGCCGTCAGGGGATGTCAGCGCAGGTTATCCTGGGCGGGCTGGGTGAGTCGGCGGCTTACCTTGGCGTGCAGCTGCAAATGGCGCCGACGGAGGCGGCAGAGTTTGCCGCAAAATTGCAGGACGCCACGCAGACCACCGAAAAAGACATGATGAGCCTGATGGATCTTATCCAGCGTGGTTTTTATGCGGGCGTAGACCCCGGGAATATGCTGCAGGGTTTTTCAAAAATTAGTAGCGCGATGAGTATCCTAAATAAAAAAGGGATAGATGCAGCTAAAACTTTTGCCCCACTGCTGGTTATGGCCGACCAGGCAAGTATGGCCGGGGAGTCTGCTGGGAATGCGTATCGGAAAATATTCCAGGCTGCCCTGGATGCAAAGAAAATTAAAGCTGTTAATGATGATCTAAAAGGGACCGGCATTAAGTTTAATTTTTCTGATGGTAAGGGAGGATTTGGTGGGCTGGAAAATATGTATGTCCAGCTAAGTAAGCTGAGCAAACTTACTCCCGAGAGGCAGATGGCAACAAAAAAAGACCTGTTTGGCAATGATTCAGAAACGCTGCAGGCGTTGGATATCATGATCCAAAAAGGTATTGATGGTTATCGTGAAACAGTAGCGAAGCTGGAGAACCAGGCTACCCTGCGCGAGCGCGTCGAAGCATCGCTTAATACCCTAGGCAACAAATGGGAAGCCGCTGGCGGCTCCTTTACCAACGCCATGGCGAGCATCGGTGAAACCGTCGCGCCGGTGCTGAAAAATATTGCGGACTGGCTGGGTAATCTGGCGTCCGCGCTGGATGGTTTTGTGAAGCGTCATCCGCAACTGACGGCGGCGCTATTTAAAATTGCGGCCGTGTTTGCCGTGGTAGCTACCGCAGCGGGTGTGGTGTCACTGGCCCTTGCATCCATTTTGGGACCTATGGTGGTAGTGCGGGTAAGTGCTGGCATTCTCCAGCTTAAATTTGCTTCTGCGTTTGGTCTGGTCACAAGAGTAATTGGCGGCGCAGGCCAGGCGGTCATCTGGTTAGGCCGGTTGATGATGGCTAACCCCATTCTGGCGATAGTTGGCCTGATTGCGATGGGAGCCATCTATATCTGGCAGAACTGGGAAACGCTGGGGCCGAAGTTTAAAGCACTGTGGGATGCCATCACGTCAGGGGTGTCAGTAGCCTGGGCTGTGATTAAGCAGACCATAAGCAGCAAATGGGATGAAATTCTGAGTGATGTTGCCGCGCTGCCCGCAAAATTTAAAGCGGTGGGCGGGGCGATCATTGACGGCATCCTGAGCGGTATCAATGAGAAATGGGAAACGCTTAAGAGCAAGCTGGCATCGGTCAAAAGCTACCTGCCGGACTGGATGACCGGCGGCGATAATTCGCAGGGCGCCTCACCGCAGAAAAAGACCCCAGGATTTTTCGCGGGGATGTATGACAGCGGTGGTTATATTCCACGTGGACAGGTGGGTATTGCTGGCGAGAATGGCCCGGAGCTGATTAACGGTCCGGCCTATGTGACCAGCCGCAGGAGAACGGCCGCGCTGGCGTCCGTAGTCGCCGGAATGATGGGGGGAGCAATGCCAGCAGAGGCCGCCCCGCTTCATCCCATGAGTCTGCCGGCAGCTTCATACCGTCCTGTAACTGATAAGCCAGCAGGCAGCCAGCCTGTATTCCAGTTTGAAACCCATGCGCAAATTATTATCCAGGCTCTGCCCGGTCAGAGTGCGCAGGATATTGCGCAGGAAGTTGCACGGCAGCTTGATGCGCGCGAGCGACGCATGAAGGCGAAGGCCCGCAGCAATTTCAGTGATCAAGGGGGGTACGATTCATGATGATGGTCCTGGGCTTGTTTGTGTTTCAGCTGCGCACGGTTCCCTATCAGCAACTGCAGTATCAGCGGAACTGGCGCCATGTGACCAACAACCGCGTTAATCGCCGTCCGACAACGCAATTTTTGGGGCCAGATAACGATCAGCTGACGCTCTCCGGCGTCCTCATGCCGGAAGTGACCGGCGGCCGGTTGTCGTTGCTGGCGCTGGAGCTGATGGCAGAGCAGGGGAAGGCGTGGCCGCTGATCGAGGGGGGTGGGACTATCTACGGCATGTATGTGATTGAGAGCCTTAACCAGACGAAAACGGAATTTTTCGCCAGTGGGGAAGCCAGGAAAATAGAGTTTTCGCTGGGGCTTAAACGGGTGGATGAGTCCCTGTCTGAAATGTACGGCAGTCTGAGCGATCAGCTTAGCAGTCTGCAGGATTCTGCCGCCGCCGCAGTAGGGAACATCAGATCCATGGTAGGAGGGTTGCTGCAGTGAGCGAGATGGCTGATTTACTCAACCTCGGAAGCAAGACCCCGGCCTTTCGGATCGTGATTGAAGGCAAAGATGCCACGCAGACGCTGGATAAACGTCTGCTGGGTATGACACTGACCGACAACCGCGGATTTGAAGCTGACCAGCTTGATCTGGAGCTGGACGACGCCGACGGCCTGGTAATTATGCCGCGTCGTGGCGCAGTGATTTCTCTGGCGCTGGGATGGAAAGGCGAGCCGCTGTACTCGAAAGGTAAGTTTACCGTTGACGAAATAGAGCATAGCGGCAGCCCGGACAGGCTGACAATCCGTGCCCGTAGTGCTGATTTCAGGGAAACGCTGAATGTCCGGCGTGAGAAGTCCTGGCACAAAACGACGGTGGGCGATGTGGTGAAAGACATTGCCGCACGGCACAACCTTAAAGTTGCTATAGGAAATGATGTTGCTGCGATGGCGCTGGATCACCTGGACCAAACCAACGAAAGCGACGCCAGCTTTTTAATGAAGCTGGCGCGGCAGTATGGCGCGATTGCCTCAGTCAAGGACGGTAATCTGCTGTTTATCCGGCAGGGGCAGGGGAAAACAGCAAGTGGTAAACCGTTGCCGGTCATCACTATTACCCGTAAGGACGGAGACAGTCACCGGTTTAGCCTGGCTGACAGGGGGGCATATACGGGTGTTATCGCTCACTGGCTGCATACCCGGGAACCGGAAAAGAAAGAAACTGCAAAGGTGAAGCGCCGCCGGAGGACGACAAAACCCAAAGAGCCGGAAGCAAAGCAGGGGGATTACCTGGTCGGAACAGATGAGAATGTGCTGGTTCTGAACCGTACCTATGCGAACCGCAGTAATGCAGAACGGGCAGCAAAAATGAACTGGGAGCGGCTGCAGCGCGGCGTGGCGACATTTTCTCTCCAGCTGGCAGAAGGCCGCGCGGATCTGTATACAGAAATGCCCGTTAAGGTCAGCGGTTTTAAACAGCCCATTGATGATGCGGAATGGACCATCACAACGTTAACGCACACGGTCAACCCGGATAGCGGATTCACGACCAGCATCGAACTGGAAGTGAAAATAGATGATCTCAATATTGAATAATTGGTTCTCTATATTGATATTGTGTATTATTAACGCGACTTCAGAGGCGGCGGCGGAGAAACGGAAATGATGAATTGCCCAAAATGCGGACATGCGGCGCATACACGAAGTAGCTTTCGAGTAACAGACCAGACAAAAGAGCGGTATTGTCAGTGCCAGAACATCAATTGCGGTGCTACATTTATTACTCACGAAACGGTCGTGAGGTTCATCATGACGCCAGGTGTAATTGATAACGCCCCGCCGCATCCGGCAACAAGCGGGCAGGGGCATATGAATTTTTGAGCTTTTAACCTACAAATCGAAGAGGGTTTACGGAATAGGTTTGATAAAGCTTTGCCTGTAAGCCCGCGCTTCATCAAAAGTCATCTTGCCCGTGTTTTTACATTCAGCACCGCCAGCATCTATCTCAAAACCTTGATCAAGTGAGACGTTGAGTAACCTAATCTTCTTAATTGTTTCGGGTTTCCACTTATGCATTGATAGGTCAGTGCAAATGCCTTCAAACATTGCATCAGCTGCATCAGGGTGCAACTTCTGTTTGCTGTATTTGATCGAGAGTACTCCGCTTTCCAGGCTATGCGTCCTTGTGTCAAATACAGCAATTAAATTTTCTATCGAGTCCGGGATTTTGTCGGCGAAAACGTTACATGAAGCCAAGAGTAACAGCATCAAAAGAGATTTTTTCATATCAGTAGTCCTTTGCATGGTTAAATGTCTGCCGCCATTTTGCCGCCACGGTCCAAAAAAAAGGGGCTACGCTTTCACGTAACCCCTTGTTTTATTTGGTGGAGCTGGCGGGAGTTGAACCCGCGTCCGAAATTCCTACATCCTCGGCACTACATGCTTAGTCAGTCTTTACATTCGCTTGCCAGCTGCGGACAGACACGCCACTAACAAACTAGCCTGATTAGATTTAACGCTTCGACCCCAGGCAGGGCATCCACGCGATCTCTTTTGGGTTTGACCTCTCTTTGATCCCCGTCTTAAGAGCGGAAGCTAGGGAGAGAGGGCTCAGAGCAGGTTATTAAGCTGCTAAAGCGTAGTTTTCGTCGTTTGCGACTATTTTTTGCGGCTTTTTACGAGGCCAACCGCCCCTCGGCATGCACCTTGGGTTTCGCAAATCCCGTCGAATCCAGAATCAGCCCCAATGTGTAGGTCAAGTATAACAGATTTGTGAATGTCGTTACCAGCCCCATCACGCAGGATTATTTCAGCAGGGTGGACGAAAAATCAGCATCAACAAGGATATAGCGTAAGGGCCAGCGAGAGCTGGCCTTCGGGGAGGGGAAATTAACGTCCGGCGTGCTTCATAATACGCGCCTTGTCCAGCGCCCATTCACGATCTTTCAGGTCGGTACGCTTGTCGTGCTGTTTCTTACCTTTGGCGACGCCGATTTTCACTTTGCACCAGGCGTTCTTCCAGTACAGCGACAGGGCGACGACGGTGTAACCTTCGCGGTTAATGCGGCCGTACAGCGTGTCCAGCTCACGCTGGTTGAGCAGCAGCTTACGGGTGCGCGTCGGGTCGCAGACATAGTGGGTGGAAGCCACGGCCATGGGCGTAAAGTTGGCGCCGAACAGGAAGGCTTCGCCATCCTTCAGGATGACATAGCTATCGCCGATGTTGGCTTTGCCTGCACGCAGGGATTTGACTTCCCAGCCCTGCAGGGCGAGACCAGCCTCGTATTCATCTTCGATAAAGTATTCGTGACGGGCGCGTTTATTCAGCGCAATGGTGGCTGATCCAGGTTTGTGGGCTTTTTTCTTAGTCAT